CACCCAGATATCAAATTTGTACATCACAATTCTACAGGGAATCCAAGTATTCTTTAGTGATTCTGATTACTTCAAAAATAGATTCGGCCGTGCGTATGTTTTCTTTAACTTCGGTTGGTGCATCAATAATATCCTGAATTTCAAATGCTTGAAGTTTAATAGTGAATAATTGTTGTTCATCAGCATTATCATAAATAATATCATTCAAAATGTCCGCTACAGCGACAAGCTCTTCATCTGATTCAACTGGAGGTTTAGCTTTACCTTCTTCAATTAAAGCAATATGATAATCTTCAATTGCCTTAGTCATATCTTCAATACGAATTAGAGTGTTTTTCTCAACTTCATCAAGTGTAACTACTTGCATCAATTCTTTAAATAGCTCATCATCTTCATCAACAGTCATTGTAATAGCATCAAATCCACCAACTTCTTCATTTCCAATTAAACACTCAATAACCGATCTTTCATTATCGCCAAAATAAGCATCGACAAAATTTTCTTTTGTGATTAACATTTTTTTTCCTTTATTAAACTAGATTAACTTTTAATGATCCAGCCACACTAAAACTGGCGCCGCCGTCTGGGAATTCCTGTGCACGATAATCATTCGCATTAACAAATCTTGTTTGATAGTTACCTGCACCAGTTAAAACACTATTCATTGCAGTCATTCCAAGACTTGCTCCAGCCCCATTCCAATTATATCTAATTCTATAACCAGTATCATATAAAGCAGCCCAACGAACTAAATCTTGCATATCTGCATCAAATCCACTTTGGCCGAACTGTTGAATTTCATTAGATGCAGTTAAATACAAAGGAGCTGTCATAACAGGCGCCGCAATATTATTTTTTCTAAGTAAGTAATAATTTGTTACTGTGAACGGTTGATCCGCTGCTTCAGGAATCCCACCGGCAGAATACTCACCAGTATTTGCTCTAGTATCACTAAAAACTGGTGTTGAGCTCATTAATGTATAACCAGAAAGAGAACCGCTAGTATGAATAGTGTATGTTCCAGGCTGCCCATATGCTGCTAAAGATACAACAGCTGGTCTAACAAAGGTATCAAGCATATCTGTTGTAGACATTGATCTAATTGCAGATCCATCCCAATACATAGGCCAGTTTTTATTATCAGTATCGGCTGGCTGCGTTTGTGAACCGGTTGTTTGGTTCACTCTTGAATAACTAATGGTAACAGTACCAGGTTCAGCTGTTGTAGCTTCACTCGGGTAAGAAGTCGCTGAAGAGCTATAAGCACCGGCTGTTTTACGAGTATCATAAATAGTACCTAAGTTTCCACCACTACCAACGACACTTAAAGCTACAGGTGCAGCTGCGCCATACAAATACCTTACCCTATCCTTAATAGAATTAATTTGGTTTACATTCATTTCTTGTAAGTCAGTTCCATTTAAAAATAGAGGTGTTCTCACTGCCATAATTAACTACCTGCTCCATAAATTGTTTTAACCGTTCTACCAGCCGAGTTTTTAATGGCAAGACTTTGGACATTCAATAGCTCAGCAGCACCGACTGCATCATTTGCAAGGTGATTTCTTAATATATTGTTGTCTGCAATCTTATCACCCGTAACTGCATCATTAGCTATTTTTTCATTAGTTATTGCACCATTCTGAATGTTTGCATTACCGGCCGATACCGTAAAGTCGATTTCATTCGCACCATCATCATAAGTTACAGAAATGCCCGATTCAGTATTACCAGAAAGCATTGAACCAACAACATCTTGAACAGACTCGTTAAAGTCTGTAATATTGGATGGGGTGTGTGTATGTGAATTATTGCCAACTGTTGTATTAATTGTCATTGAACCCAGGTTGCTCATTGTAGCTGAACCCGTTACATCACCCGATAATGTAATTGTTGGATCATTAACATTAAAGTTAATCTTGCCGCTTCCGTCATCATAAGTAACAGAAAGTCCTGACTCAGAGTTAGATGATACCATTCCACCAACAACATCTTGTATATATTCATCTTTAACTTGCCAACGAATACCATCACCACCATCATCAGTATCTATATCTATACTAGAAGATTCTACAAAGTATAAAGTATCAGAACGGTTATCGGCAACAACATTCGCGCCTGAATTGTGCCATGTTCTATCACCATCAGTAGTGTCTACCGCAATAGTAGAAAATGCATTTAACGAGTAACGGTTATCAAGGTCTGTTGAACCAATACTGGTAAGATGTCCATAGGTATCAAGCGAAATATCTTGAATCACCACACCATTCGAATTATTCACAGAACCCTGCGAAGAAGTATCGGTATGACTAATACGAATAGCATCACTAGACGCATCGATATCAATGTTAATACCATCACCATCAACAAATACTAAAGTATCATTATATTCACCACCGGTTGCTGTACCGCTAGTTGACCATGAATAGCCAGAATCATTGTCAGTAACAGCAACTTGCTTGTACATGTCAACATCAAAGTTTAGCTTACCGGTCGAATCATCATACACAACAGAAATACCAGTTTCAGAGTTACCTGATATCATACCACCAACAACATCTTGTGTAGCTTCAGTAAAGTCTGATATATTAACTGAAGTATGACTATGACTATTGTCAGCGATGTCTAAAGTAATCTTTCCAGTTGCATCTACATAAGTTGCAGAAATACCACCAGATTCAGCATTACCTGTAAACATATTACCAACAAGATCTTGGTTCCATTCAGTAAACGTATATACGCCTTCGTCATATACTTTTTCTGATCCAATAGTTAAGTCACTGGTTACACCAATTCCACCATCAATAGTTAATGGTGTGGTGATTGTTTGTCCACTTCCATCAGCTGTTCTTACATAACGATCATCAGTTTCTTGATCATTTCTTTTTAATGACCCAGTAAAGTTTGTTGCTGTTGATACTGTCTGGGCTGTTGATCCACCAGTTGTCAAATAACGAGCATCGGTAGATTGCCCATTCCATTGGAAACCTGTTGTAGCATTAATTGCACCTGTTACTTTTAATTTAGTTGTGCTTGGTGCGCCACCAATACCAACATTACCAGATCCATTTTTAATAGTAATACGATCTTGAAGATCTTCGTTGCTATCATAAGCTTTTAACTTGAAATCTGTATAGCTATAAACACCAGGTGATGTTTCTTCAATACCACCAGCAATACCGTCAGGCCCAACTCGGAATGTAGTACCAGTTACCCAGTCTTGAGCGTCTCGTCGCAAGTAAATGTCATTCAATGTTGATACACTTGAAGCAGCATACAAGTTATTTAAAGCGGATACGATATTATTATCACTACCATCATAATCAAGTTTTAACTCACCACCTACCTCATCAGCAAGAAAGTCTGCCTTTGACTTTAATGAATTAAGAGCTTCTACAACATCATCACCTAAATCGACATAGTCAACTGTTTGAGGGTGATCTGTAGAAGCGCCAGTTGGCGAAAGATCTTCGATTTTACCAAGGTCTGACTCATGTTCATTGATAGCAGAAACTAAGTTATTTGATGTAGTATCTAATCCGTATGTAGCATTAGTGCCACGAACTGCTGTTTCAAGCTCATTAGTAGCTAATGTTAGATTAGTTGCATCCGTAGATAAATTTTGAACAGTACCAATGTCTGACTCATGTTCATTAATAGCAGCAACAATATCATTAGCTGAAGTATTAAGTACATAAGAAGCTACACCCGATCCACCATCACGCAAAATCTTTTCGATTTCATTGATAGCAGAAACAACATCATCAGTGTTTGTATCTAAACCGTAAGTAACATTAGCACCGCGAAGAGCTGTTTCAAGTTCTCCTACAGCATCAGTAAGGTTATCAGCATCTGTTAATAGTGCTTCAACTGTACCAATGTCTGACTCATGCTCATTTACCGCTTCATAAAAAGTTTGAGAATCGGTATCTAAAGAAAAGTCTAAAAGTGAACCAAGTTCTGTGCGAAGAGCATTTAATTCTGATATAATATCTGAACTAGCAACACCTGCAATAGAAACACCTGTTATCGCAAATCCTGGATCAACTGAATCAACTGTAATTGTAGCATCATTAGTACCAGTTACACCACCAAGTAATGTACCGTCTATGACAATAGTATCACCTACTTCATATCCAGATCCACCATCTTGAATCGATACCTCGTATCCACCCGCTACACGAGAAACTGAAAATTCCGCCGCAACACCAGTAAAATCGTTTTCATTTGCTCCGGTTAAATTTGAATAATCAACCGTTGCGTTCTTAGTTAACGTTTCTAGGTCGCCTGTTGTACCGTAAACAGCGTTAGCTTTTACCCTCCACTGTTCTAATGTATCTGTTAAATTAATAAATTTAGCTGCCATGTTTTTATCTCTCTAATAATTGCTTGAGCAAATTTTTGATTTCAGCGACATCAGATTTAAGCTCCTCGATTTCTTTTTTTTCTTTAAGGATCTTCTCGCGGGTTGCACGAGCTTTTGCTGCCTTACTCTTATCATTATTTATAATCGCGCCAGTAGCGGCATCTCGAAATAAATTCGGATGCCCTTCAACTGGGATATATTTCATATCTTCTATCATGGTTGCAACGCAATCACTCTAAGGTCTTTAACCTTTGGAACTCTTGACGAGTTTGAAGATTTCATGACAATTTTAACAGCAAACACACTAAATACACCTGCAGGATCAACAACATATTCGATTTCAGTAAATGCACCTGAATCATCAAATGGAATTGCTTGATCTGACGTAGCTAATACCCAGTCTTCTGAATCAATACCATCTTCAACGTTTGAAACTCTATAATAAACTTCAAGATTGGTAGAAGAAGGTCTGTTAGCATCTAGTATGATACGAACACCATCTGCTGGATCATTAAGTGTAACATTCTTAGTCACATATTTAGCTTTTGCCGAACCAACTAATGGATCAGTTTCTGCATAAAAGTCATCGACCAAGTTATATCCAGGTATTGTTGTTCCAGCTGGATTATCAATACGGTTAGCAACAGTAAATACCGAGCAGCGATCTAAATCGATAACTGGAGATATATTGTCACTAATAGTACTTAAACTGCCACGTAAGAAGAATGTTTTACCGGCTTGTTCATTGTCTGAAGATGCTATAACACCAGGTCCTGTCATATCAACGTTCTTATTTACAATAATTGGTGTAAATGAAGATTGTGTCACGTAAGGAGTTGGCGTTGTTGCTCCAAGACTCATACCGGAAGATGTACGAACACCCCATGTACTATTTGTTCCAGGAAGATTAAACTGTGAAACAGTTGTATAGAAAGTATTGAATAGCTGGTTTTCAGTTGCTGATACCGAAGTACCACCATCAACACCATCTGAATCTGCTGGATTAGTAGTTCTAATTGTATATGAATCCATCTCAATATCAAATACTTGATGAGTACCATTAATTTCAGATGCAAGAATACCATTAACATCAGTTGCACCAGAAATAGTTACATATGATGGAATAGCATTTGTTTCTTCAAAGAAATGGTGATTCTTATGAGTAACACGTACTACATTCGATGCAGCGGTTGTTGCAAATGGATTTTTAATAAGTTGTCTTGATTGAACTTCACCATTTTCTAATACTAATTGACCGGTCACCGAAGTATCAAATTGAGCACGATTTAGCTTAAACTTAATATCTTTGTTTTGATCAGGTGTCCAAGTAGATGCGTTCTGAGACTTAAACATAACACCAGCATATGGCTGTTTAGAAATACGATTTCCTGTTTCATAATCATCTTCACCAATACCAGCATACCAAACTTGATATTCAGTAGAGTTAGCCATGATAACAAAACAATATTCCATACCATCTTGTAAATAAACAGGTGCACTAAATTGAAAGTTAGTTGCGATAGTAGAATCTGGTAATTCACTTTCAAGATCAACAACATTAACATCATCAGCGTCAAGAGTAACTTCTGAGAAAGGTACAATACGTTGAGTTGGAATACCTTGATCCATTTCACGAATCTGAAGAGTAACAGGAACATTAGTATCTTTAGTATGGAAAAATAAATCAACCGACGTTAAGAATGCTCCACCTTCAAGTGGTACAACAAATGATTGAGCTAATGGATCATACCAACGAACACTCGTTGATGAACTAGTAGTTGAAGTACGAACAACTCTGTTTTGATTTAATTCACGAGTTTCTAATGTTGGAACTCGAGTAGAGATTGTTACGTTTTCTTTAGTTTCAATCAAACCTTTCGCTGAATAAGATGCAATTGCCGAAGTTGTTGATGTTGCAGTATCATTAGAAGCACTATCAATCAACTTAAACTCACGTGTACCAGTTTTAAAGAATGTCGTATCGTTATTTGGAATAAAGAATGACCCAATACATTCGCCTTTAGAATTAGTAGTTAAAGTTGTTGAACCAACTGGGTGAACTGCTAATGTATTTTTACCATTAATTACTGGGTTGTCATTATCAGCAAATGATACAAAAGTAGGCTCTTGTCTAACGTAATTAGATACATCAATATCGTCAAAGAACGCAAACACCTCAGTATTTGGTTTCATTCGAGTAGCTTTAAACGTAATAATACGTGAACGAATAAATGGAGCAAAGTTTATTTCAACAACACGATCACCAATGTTAGTATCAATTGTAGTAGGAGAAACAAATGTTTCAATACCTGTTCTAGATTGACCACTGGTAGTATTTGTGGTGGTAGTTGTTGTTGTGTCTCTGCGTCTTCCTCTTCGTATCCACTGAGAGCTAGTGCTAGTAGATGTTCTTACACCTGTCCAGTTAGTTTCCCATTCATTCCATTGAGTACCAATAGCATCTGTCTCATCAATGATATCCATCATTGCATCAAAGATACCTTCTTGGTTAACAGTAACATCTGGTCGACGCGTTGTATCTTTCCACTCATCAGAAGATGGAGAAAGTTCAATTGAGCCATCCCAAGAAAATACATCGTATGGGTTAACATTTATCCATCCAGAAGCCGTACTCTGATTAGCTAGAGAAGTTTCATTATATGGAAGTGTTACAATATCACCTGTTTTTTGTAAGTTTTCAGATAAATTAGAGTTATAAAGTAGACGCACATTATCTTCAGAAAATGAAGGTCGTAACAGTCTATTTTCACGGTCAATTGCCGCTCTAAATTCATTACTAATAACATTACCAACTCGATGAGTAGCAAATGAATCTACAATGAAACCAGACTTAATACGCTGTGTTTGTGTATTGTCATCAATGATATCACGATTAGCCGCATCAGCCTCTAAAAGAGATAAAGACGTATAATATTCTAATGTATTAATACGTTTTTCAAGTTTACCGATATCACGCATTGTATAGCGCTTATTGTCAATCATTTCAAGACTAACTTCATCGGGACTTAAAGTAAATGCTGGAACATACGCATTATAAAGCACCATTGAATCTTTAGGATCTTCAGGTAGCTTAGGATCTAAAGAAGGTACACCTTTAGTTACACCAAATGCTCCATTTTTATCAATGTAGATTTTGTCAATACGATTCAAATAGTATTGAATATCTGTAGTAAATGTAGTTAATGGCTCTGGACAAACACATATCGAAGCTCCAGTTCCAGTAAAGTTACCATTTGAATTGTCAATACGTGGACGGAAATCGATTGCTGAACGCAACTCAATTACTTCACCAACATTGGTAGAGCGGAAGTTCGGAATATCTTCGTATTCAACTGGATTACCATCAGCATCTTCAAGACCATAATATGAATCAACAGAAAAGAAGTCACCTGAACCAGTGTGAGTAAAATATTCGTATTTAACTAAGATTTGACCTGTTGGTCTATATGCCGTATTATTTTTTATACGTACTCGACAAATTCCATAATAGTTATCACGTTGACCATTGTCGAACTCGTAGTATTCAGTAACATCTGTATCGTTGATTGTTGCAGGTGTAACACTATCCGCAGATTCAAAAACACTGATCATTCTGTAACCATCAGCATGTCCTAAATTCATCCAATCTAAAGATGGATTAGAAATAGAATATAAACCAATGTTTTCCGCACCTTGAGTTGTAAGTGATTTAGATTTATGCGTTAAGGTACGTTTAATACCAGCAATTAATCTAACAGTTTCACCATTATAAGCACTTAATCCAGAAATTGTTACAGATTGAGAAGTTGAAGTAATATCAACATCACCAGATGATAAAGCAATAATATCACCGGTATTAGATCCAGTAGCAATTGTCATAATCCAGTTTTCGTCATCAAATGGCTCAAACTGTTCGTTACTACCAACAGTATCAAACGTTGCTTCACCAGATGCTACTTGAGATGATCCAACTTCACGGTTACCAAAATAAACATAGTTGAAGTCATCAGCTTCATCGTCTGCTGAAGAGTCACAAGTTTTTACTCGAGAGAATGGTAATTTAAATACCATTGAATTACGGTTAGGTTCTTGAATGATTGCGTTACCAGATGTAAGAACAATATCCGCTATAAACACTGGAGTGCCTGCAAGTCTAAGCGATCGACTGTTTTCAAATGGGTTACCAGGTTCCATTTGAATGTCAAACAAGTAAATTCTATATTTGTTTGAACCTGCATAAACATACGATCTTGCTCGCGCATAGCCGATAATAATACCACCGCCCGCAGTAGCATCTCTTAATTCAATTTTTTCAAATGTTTGGATATCAGGAATACCTTCAACATTTTCAATTTCAATATAGTTACCAATAAGCATTGGAACCGAAGCAGCTTCAAATAATTCATAGTCACGTGCTTTATCTATTGAAACATATCTAGTACCTTGAGTTTCAATTTCATAACCACGTACATATGCTTTACCGCCTTCAAGACCAATCGATAATTTTGATTCGTCGCCTGGATTATTAATATCGGTATGTTCGTATTTAGTAGACATAAATGGACGAACTGCATAGTTACCAGATTCATCAAAAGTACGTCTAGCTAAAGTGTCTTCAATTACAGCATAATCAGTTGCACGAACCTTTTCAGTAACTTCACCTTCAACAATTCGAATAAGAAGTAAGAATTTGCTTAATGTATTAGCTTCATTAGCTTGCTTAACAAGCTTTGTTGAGATTTTGTAACGATGAGCACCAGGTGCCGCATAGTTAGGAGTACCGTTAGCGTTATCGTTAAGGTTTTCGTCTTCAGCCGATGTAGAAATTGACTCAGTTACTTCAAGACCAATGTCATATGAAGGATCGGAATCATATTTATCAAGAATAAGTTGATCTTCTTTAACAACCACGAAGTGATTTTCAATAAAGTAAATACCTTCTTCGATAAATGCTACAGAGCCTAGACCAGTTCCGTTAGTTGATACAGTACCTGTAAATGAATCAACTGTAATTGTTTCGCCATCATCAAATACTTTTTCTTCTAAGTCACCTGAGTTTTGATATTTGACATAAATTGTGTCAGGATCTAATCCTTCAGCTGGAGCAACTGCAACTACCTTTGCTTGTAGGTTTGTATCAGCACCAACAAAGATTTTTCCAATAAGCTCATCTAAATCAGCGGCATTAATTGAATCAAGCTTAACATAGTCAATACGTGGCTCAATCGCGGTATGACCAGGTATAACCATAGAACCTTCTTCGAACAAATGTTGCCCGACAGAAGATACTTGGTGTTGTAAAATTGATTGGATTTGTGTAAGTTCACGGGCCTGTACCGCGTGACCAGGACGGAAAAGAATACGATTGTATTTCTCTCTTGGAGTTAATCCGTCACTTCCCACGACATTAAAGTCGTCGTAATATGGTTCTATATTAAACTTGATTGCCATTTCTTATAACCCTTAAAATTCAAGTACTAGTTTGATTGTTTCGATCTGGTCAGAAGCACGATTAACTGGTGTTCTGTTTTCTAAGAAGATAACCTCACCTGAATATGGTTGAACTTCAGGATTATTTATTGCGGTTAAATCTTGTCCAGATCCAGCATCACCTTCAGTTCGAATATAGTCTCCTAAATCAAAATCTTCATATCCGGTTTCTTCAGTTTGGTGAATTCTGATAATACCATTAACTGAATCATAACTATCAACGATTGCTTTAGCGCCAGATATTGTTCCTTCAATAGTTGAATCATTTGCGAATGTTCCGCCGATTGCGACAGTAAGAGATTTAGTAGCGGATAAAGTTTCTGCTGTAGAAATATCAGTTGTACCAAAATCATATGGATTACGAATAACTCCAATTTGACGGAAGTCATTACCGACAATGAAGTCACCTTGACCATCATCATATACAAGTCGTACGTTTAATGTGACAAAGTGTGCTCGAAGATCAAAACGTGGATCAGCACCAAAACCACCCTTTGGACTAATAACAGCATATGCCGCTGCACCAGAACCACCACCGCCTGAAATAGTAACAGCGCACTGATTATATCCAGAACCATTGCCTGTTACAGCAATATTTGTAACAACACCACTAGTGATTTCTGCTGTAGCTGTAAGGCCTGAACCATCGCCAGTAATAGTAACAGTAGGAGCTGAAGTATAGCCAGAGCCACCATTAGTAATTTTAATATTGTACACGGCACCATCAACGGCGTTCTGTTGAACATCCCATTGGTTAGTTAATGCCGCATCAGCACTAACCGCTGGTTGAACATCTAAGTATCTTACTGGAACAAAGGCTGATGTTAAAAACTTGTTTGTGTCATCAGTAGATACTGTGAATAAGTATTTCCAAATATAACCATCAGACCCAGTAAAGTCAATAATACCGTTTGTTTGAATACCCGTTGTATCTGGGTTTTGAGTAGAAATACCACCAGCTTTAAGACAGATATAAACGTTATTATTATCAGAAATTACATAAAATGGATTACTATTTAACGTTGTATCACGATCATCATATTCAGAGTAAGTAGTACCAGATATCCATTGGTATCGTGGAACGGCAAATGTAATATCTGTATCTGTAACTTCTTTTAACGCTGTCATGCGTTGCCATGCATCTGTATGGAATGCAAATGTATTATCATAAGGGACATCTGGAGATGTTTCAGAATCCCATTGTTCTGAACGACCGACAAATAGATAATAACTTGAATTATTAACTACATCATCAACTAATTCCTTAGCTGCGTTCAATCTAAAATTGTTTGTAATAATGGCGGACATTTGAGTTCAACTCCTAGGTGTTTATTCAATCTCAATAACTGAGTCGATGTTATATTTTACTTTTTTATTTATAATGTCTTCAAACGTGAATTCATTATATTGATTAATTTGATTAGTATATCTGAATTTTAAAAAGGACCATTTGTCAACTGGACCAATGGCACTAAGCGGTACTTCAGGCTTATATGATTTTACAATAAGAGAAGCAACTACATCATCAAGTGTTTTAACAAATGATATTTTTGCATCAACCAATGGAATAATAATTGGAAATGGTAAACCACCTCTTTGAAATCCGGGCTGAATAGTTGGAAATGTTTGTCCTAAGTTATCTAAGAACAACAAGATTTCACCGAAGAAAATAAATCCAGCAGGATGCACTAATCGAGCAAATGAGTTTTTCCAATCGTCGGCATTAGTACCAGTACGCAAAACATATGAAAACTTTTGGTAAAAGAAGCTATCTTGAACTTTCACATAGTTATCTAAGAAACCGTCATTATTTGAAAATGATCCTGATCGATATACTTCTACAATATCACCCTCTTGAAGGTTACTGTTAAACTTAAATGAATAATCTAATGTATTAGTGGTTTCATTTACTTCTACAACAGAAGTCCAGTTATCGTTTTTAGCACCATTTACGAAAATGATTGGATTATCATAAATTAGTTTACGACCAGTGTCATCTAATCCTGATACAGTGTCAGTATCTGAGTCTAAAGTAAATGTAAATATTGCAGAATATTTTTCTGGATTTTCAATGGTATCTGACGATTGGTCATACCACTTACCATCAGAAGGAATAAGCATGTCTTCTTTTGGAAAGTATATTTCAACTTCATCATCAAATAAAATACTAAAAAACGCTTGTATAGATGCAGGTGTACCACGGGTTCTATAATATTCTGAAATACGTTTATATAAAAGTCTTGGGTCAGCCGCAAATTGTCTAGGTATCGGAGCTCCAACTTCTTTTTGTAGTTGTTGAAGCAAATCAGATTCAACTAAATCAATATCACGATGACTATCAATAGTATTTAAATAATGACCAGCTCCATTCGTATGCTCTAAAAAATCAGCATACGATTTAACAGCAAGCATTAAACCTGGATAATTGTGAGCCACATGTTCTGGTACAATATCATCTACAATAGAACGTAGAATTAATCCATCTTGATATTCTATATCTTCCATATATTAGTGCCTTGAGAATGTATTGTAATCGATACCCGCTGAAGTACCACCAGTAATCATTGTATCTACTTCGCCGTAAATGTAAGCATCATCAACTAAAATATTTAGTAGTTCGTTTCTATTTGGTGCTAAATCATTTGAATCAGGACTCACCGTAATTTCAATATAGTCTCCAACAAAAGACGAGCAATTAAAACCATTTAATGTAATAGTTCCAGCTGCTTCGTCGAGAATACCAATATTGCTGTTAAGCACTCTTTCGCTTGAACCAGCTCCCGTGACAATTTGAACAATACGATCACCTTCGGCATTTAGGTTATCTTTAAGTTTGCATTGCCTATTTAAATATGTGAATTCCGAAGATGACATAATAGCTTCATCCGATGAAGTTTGATAAAACGCTGATGCAAAATCTAATTCATATTTCTTTTCAGTGTTTAATTCTGGAATAAGCCGCTTTTTCATCTTAACTCGAATAGTTGAGTTAATAATAGCTGGATCAGAATTGTCGATTTGTGTCATAATATTAGAAAATCTAAATACACCATCAAAACGTTTTAGCTCGTTGTTATTGTAAGAACGAATTGCTTCACGAACAATAATTGCTAATGAGTCTGCTGATTGTGCAGTTAAGTTAGGATTATATTTAAATAAAACTTCTAAATAAATGTATGTATAAGCAGGATCAACTATTGTAGGTGTAATTGATACTACATTACGTGGTTTTAAATATTGTCCTATAATAATTTCTTTGTCTTGTGTTGACAATGTTTCAGCATCACGAGGTTTAATTGAAATATAAACTTTACCATAATCTGGTGGATTGTTATCTTCACCGCCCCAAACCGAAATAGCATCAATATTGGCATAGTTGTTTTGGATAATAGCTTTATAGTCATCGGGAGTTACTGCTCGGTTTTGAGCAATATAACCAAGAGGAGCGTTGAATTTGATCGAATCAATATCTTCACGAGATGCACCACCAGTTGCTCGTGATACAGTAGTTATTGTTGCATCAGTATTACCTTGAATAGTATCTGCTAATGAAAAGTTTTGAGCACCGTTAGCTTCATCATCATTTGTAACAATATATGTAATCTCTACAATATTACCATTTTCTGGCTTTTTACCAATGATTCCGTCGCCGAAATAAACTTCGTATAATCCATCACGACCTTCTGACAAAAAGTAAACGTTTGAATCAGGTCCAATATTGGATACGTCCGTTGCTACTTCGTAATCATTTTTTTCTGTAGATGTCATAGATTCTTTAATAGAAACTAACATTGACGATGTTACTACTTTTTCATAAGGAATGGTATAACGTTCTTTTGTGTCTTCATCAAAAATATACTGAGTAGTTTTAAATTCACCCTGTTGAAGTGCAATATTTTCAAAGACATAATTTCCATCATTGTTTCGAACAATTGTTTCGGTAGAATCATTTACAAAGGTATATGTCACACCGTCAATAAGAGTATTAAATCTGGTGCCTCGATTCAACGTCATTGGAATATATTCATTGCTTTCATTTAATACGTTTGTTGGATTATTAATATTGATATTAACAACCGCGGTAGGTGCATATGAAGAACGAGGAATATAACCAAGCAATTTGGCGTGAGATACAACTGATTGTCTCAACTGAGCTGAATCAAGAAATGTCTCATTCAATGCCATGTTAGCATTTACTGCGTTGAAGTGCGTAATGTATACTAACGCATCAAGTAATGTATTTGCGGCGGAACCTTCAAAGTTTGTGTCTTTTAAAACATCATCTTCTGAAAGGTATTGAATAAGACTGTCTTTGATCGAGTCAAAGTCCATGTCCGCTACGTTAAGTCTTTTTGTTGTATCTGCCATTTATCTTAATCTCTCAACTACGAATTCTACGACATCAGTCGTTTCTTCTGGTGATAAGATCGTAATGTCTAAAGAAATTCTTAAAGCATTACGATAACTTAAATCTGTAATTTCTACACTGTCTACTTTAACACGAGGTTCATGGTTACGCAACGAAGAAATTATTGTTGATTTCATTGCCGCTTCAACCACATCGTCAAAGTTTTCAAATAGGTATGATCGAAGATTACCTCCGAATGTAGGGTTAAATGGTCTCTCACCTGTACCAGTTAAAAGTATATTCATTACAGATTGTTTAACCGCTTCCACATCTTTTTTAAGGCCAAGGTCTCCTGTATTTGGATTTAAAATAAATCTAAAATCCAAATCTGAGTATGTGTTTTGCCTAGCTCTAATAGTTTCTTTTATCATACCTTTATTTATACCTGTTATATATGTTTATTTACCAATAAAGACTGTTCCTGAACCAGTTTCAATCTTATCTGTACCAGCTGAGTTGGTGTCATAATGAGAGCCAGTGCCAGCATCGCCAGTATCAGCTGTATCACCAAGACGTGCCGCAGCCCAAGCATCACCATTGTCTTTATTCAAATAAATAAGGCTTGCATCTTGCGTAATTGTTCCAGCAACATCTAAATCCATATTACCATCAACTTGAATTTTCCAATTCTTTTTAATATGCATGTCGCAGTTTTCATCAACAATGATTTTAACATTACCTTTAACATGAACACTGTCATTAGATGCTACAATACGATATCCGTCTTTTACTACATGTGTGACAACAGTTCCATCTGGATGAACTTCATAAAATGTTCCAGATTTGTGTAGCTCTCTTATTCTTTCATGACCTGGTGTATTATCGTATTCTTTGACATGGCCTGCTTCAGTTTCTTGAACACTATTTTTAGGATAAACAGCACCATACGGATCTGCCGGCTCATTAATTTCGGTATCAATTTCATGTGGCTTAGTTTGCTCACCGCGCGCAAGCTTGTTAATATCTGATTCATTAATGTATCGAGGAAATTCACCATTTGGATCTGAAAATCCAACCGAGCCTGATCTTTTTTCTGTTGGATAACCCGGAATGGTTCCAAGTATTAGAGCACTTTGTTTGTACTGATCAATGAATGTTACAACAACCCAAGAGCCTTCAACTATATAAGGAGAAACACCTACACCAGAAACACTTGGAGACGTCGCTGGAGTCATTACCATGGTCCAAGGTAGGTCATCAGTAGGTACCTCTTGTTTGTTTGGTGAGTGGACACCAGTTACACGTACTCTGTATCTACCCATCATCTCTGGATCATTACGATCTTCTACTACACCATAATATAGTTCCATTATTCACCTGCCTCTTTACTAATTCCGTTTCGAATTGCTTCAATAAACATTCTGTATTCTGATCCTTTTATCACGTGCTTAATTGCTGAACATAAGTATAATCCAGAATTAACCAAATCTCGATCTTCGTCTGAATCTAAATTTGGTGCCATACGTCTAAAGTTTAATTCAACTAATCGCCCAACTTCTAATTCAGGCACGTTGTCAGAAATAACTAATATTTTTTGGTTGTCCATTCTCATAGCATATGATCTCATTGATGCTAAAGATATAGAGTCAACTTGATTAATATTTCCAACATCAACAGATTCAAATGCTTTACTGTCTTTTAAATATGTAATATCGCGAGCAGCATATGTTTCATTTGGAGCTTTATTGTTTACAGTCCAACCTTCTGATATGTAATCTTCGATCTGGCTATTAATAGTAGGTGTATGTTTTTTATAATCAAATTGATCTTCAGTGAATGTTTTATTTGAAGGGTCTACTGTAGTAATGCTTGCCGCAAACAATCCCTTTGAAAAGCCGTGCAATGTTTGATAGCCAGATTTTATTACCTGTTCTTCAACCGAATTAGCTTGTTCTACAATATTACGAGAAGCATCACCGGTTCGATCATCATTTACTTTAATAATATTTTGCAATTTAATTGGGTCTGAATCTGACATCATGTCACCCAACGATTTTAATTTTGTTCCAGTATTATTTACAGTATCATATAAAAATAATGGAGTTCGATCAGCGGCAAACGTATTAGTTAAAACCATGTCAATTGCTTGGTACGGTTTAATATATGGATAAATCAATTGGTGCGATGTTCCGCCTATTGATTGAACATCAACTTCTTCTTTTAAAAAATCTCGATGGACCTTAGCGATGATTTCAGTATTACGGCCTTTATATGAACGAGAAAATACTTGTGTGGCATTTAAGAATTGTTTATCAGATACAAAGTTTATAACATAAGCACCTGTATTATTATTTAATTCCTTTGCATCTTCAATATCAGTTGCACGAAAGGCATGCTCCACCGTAGTTTCTTTGAACTTATATGTGACAAAGATAAACTCTTGTCCAATAATAGGAGCCAATGAAAATAAGTCGCTATTATCAACTAATGTTAAACGACCTGATAAAAATTTATCGTGAATTGACTCATACATCGTGAAATTAGTTACTTTACGAGTAATATCATGTTCAACTCCCTTTGCCGTTACAATCGCAATATACAGTTCTTGTAATGTATTTGGAAGCGTCTGTCTAATGTCATTGCTCATTATTATTTACCTTGCATTTCACGTCTAAATTCACGAGAAATTTCTTCAATATATCTTGGCTTAATTACTTTAATTTTTGACCGAGCTAAATTTTGATCATATTCCCATTCATAATTGGTATATGGAGTAGTACCAGCAAGACGTCTCATTGTTTGTTCGCCTGTAGAATCATCAACCCAATACCTTGGAGCATATGCCATTTTAGTAATAGAAGAACAGGTCAGAAAGTCTTGAGTTTCTATTCCGTAAATACCTTCACCATCTTCTTTAAATGTACCTGATACTGGTTGTATTTCAACATAGCCTAAGGTTGGGTTTTTGGCCACAACAATTCCAATAGCGTCAGATACACCACCAATAACTTGCTCTCCAACTTTAAATTTGCCAGCAATTCTTTCAAATCCTTGAGAGCCTCTAGGTGCAGAAACACACGCAAGATTACTATATTTTTCTTCTACATATTCTTTCAAATCACCTGTTGCTTTTGGCCAGTCTCTAAATGCGTTATAAAGATCTTGGTTAATAATGAATAGTGTCCAATAGTGTTCAGTTGTTCCATATAGTTTATATGAAGTCATGTCTGGACGTTCACCTTCAGCAATAGTATAGTAAGAATAGAATGAAACATCATCTAAGAACTTAGTGCCGATTTTTGAAAAGTGTGTTAGGTTAGTTAATGATTGAGTAAAACCATTACCACGTATATCATAATCTACTTTTTGAAAATTCTTAAAATAAGCCATTAGAATCCTTCCTGTATAGAATCACGAGTCATAGGTTGTAGTTCTTTAAACTCTAAAGATAAGTTAATTTCAACAGGTCTATTTTCAACTCTAAAGTATGACATCGAGTTTGGATTATATGTAACAGAAGCCGATTCTAAGTAAACTTCTGGAATTTTAATAAGACTTGGTGACTTTTCAAATTTAATTTCGAATGCATCTGGAAACTTAAATCCAATTTTACCTGCAACTTCTGGATACATACCTTCACGAAACCACTTTACAATTTCTTCAGCAGCTTTAGACTCTTCAAGTGAGTCTGGAATAAATCTAAATCTTAATGAAAATGATCTCATACCAGGCGATTTAAATAGCATAAATTCGCGTGGATTAATAGATATTTGACTTTTCTTTTGATTTTCGTTTATAGCACTTTTAGCAACAGCACCTAAACCTGCACCACCAAGAAAAGCTCCAGCAACACCAAGTTTAGAACCAATTGTACCACCAACCGCCATAGCTGCTTCATCGCCATACGTATTAATAGCAGCCATTAAATCTTCTGAATTATAATTTGAGGGATCAATACCATTTTGCATTACACTACCAACTAATCCAGTCGACACGGTTTCAAATACCATGTTATCATTAATGCTTACGCCCATTGGCATATACATCGCGACATGACCCATATTTTCGTTGACCTTATTAATAGAGCCTTTGTGATACCGTGCTCTATGTCTAGTGAACAGAATAAAAGGATCACCTTTTGTTTCCGCTTTGAGAGGGTATCTCTGGATGTTGTTTTTTACAGGCATAAATAGTATCCTAAGTATTGAG